GTTGACATCCTCTTGGGAAAAAGTTTTCCCTCCCGCATCTGGGGCCGCCTGTTGGCCTTGATCCGTCGATTGCGCCCCTTGATCCGTTGCGGGTACTGCTCCAGGGTTTTGATCGGCGGCCTGGTCCGCCATCGGTTGCTTGTTTTCTTCAGCCATGAATGATACCTCCCATTAAATGGGTATTTCTCCCGTTTTATTTAACGTCCACCCCGGGTAAACGGACAGGAAATCAATAAATTTGCTCCCGGTCATATCTCCGGGTTAAATCATGCTCTTTGACAAACTCCCGTAATCTGGCCTGACGGTCCCTTATCAATTGGGCCGCTCTGCGGGAACCCTCGACATCTCCCAACTGATCGAACAAGCGTTTTTCCANTTTNGCGGCNCTCACCTCCCGTTCGTATCTCCGTTGAATTTGTTCCAATTTATATTGTCTGGCGTTTTCCTCNGCCGGATAAGGCTTATAAGTCCGGCGGGAAAGGCCAGGGAAATACGGATATTGAACATGCCGGCAATTGATCCCGAAAAGCCCGGCAGGCTCACCGTAGCTTGTATCAGTGTACAAATTNGGATAACGGCCACCCCGTCCTGTCCGGGTATAAATCCGCCCCTGGTACGGCGCACAAAGTGGCCGTGCCCCCATATGGGAACTCACTTCAACCAAATCGACGCCCCATTCATTGAAGCGCGTTTCCTGCATTTCGTTGGCAATNCGGTTGGACATGGTTCTAACAATCATGCCAACATATCCTTCCAACGTCCACCGTCGCCCCCTCCTGTCAATTAGCGCCGTCAACCCTTTCCTAGCCAACTGTTTGGCCATGTCTCTCATGGCCTGCTGTGGAGACTTCAGCCCGGCCAACATGTCCGCCGTCACCCGGTTTACGATGTCCCTATATGTTTGACCCACCTGATCAATCTAAGTGGAATTCACCAGGTTAAGGCGGCTTTTGGCCTGGCGCTGGTAAGAGTCCAGGATGTTGATGATGGTGGGGTCACGCTCCGGCGGTAAAGGGGGCGTCACCTCTATTCCTTTTTTGTGAGCGTACTTTAGAAAATCCTCATTGTCTTTGATGGATTCAAACCCGGCCCTGCGAATGGCCGCAATCAATTCCNTTTCAGCAATCCCCGTGCTTCGGGAAATGATTGTGACGGCTTCCCGGGTCAAACCGTTTAATTGGTTCAACTTGCGGAAATGCCATTCCATGAAGGCCCCATCTTCAAGAAGGGTTTTATCGGCGGCCAACCGCTTGATGATGGCCACCAATAAATCGGCTTGCATGTCCGAATAAATCCTCAACAATGGTTCACTCAACCGCTCCAGCAATTCCTTCATCAGCTTTCACCACTGAACAGATTATCAACGCTGGGAAGCGGACTTTCTTCCGCAATTCTCCTTAATTCTTCTTCGGCTTGTTCCTCCGTCAAGTCCAAAATCCGCATCAGGGCCGTTCTTGCGCTGATTAATCCGGCATTTTTTAGCTTCAAGTAATAATCAGCGTTCGCGTCACGGTCCTGAGCAATCGAATCATCAAAATCAATGGTGATGTCATATTCCTGGGGAGCATTAAAAACCCCGTATAGCTCCCCCACTTGCACCAGGCATTCGATGAACTCTTTCAAGGCTTCTTCAATCAAAAGTTCATGGCTGTTTTTTGTCCGGTAAGTTTTGCTGTTTTCGGAAACAACCTCTGTGGCCGTCTTCACCCCCTGGCCATCGAACGTAAACGCCCCGGGGGAAAAACCGATTTGCATGGCCAGGATATCCAAAAGCGCCTGGATGGCCGAAACATGTTCGTCCACCCGGAGTTCCACACTCATGTCCTGGATTTTCTGGTTTTCCGGATCAGCGAAATTGAATGCCTGATAGACTTCATCTTCCGCGTCAAAATAGCGTTTGACTTCCCCTGTCCTTGGGTCNGCTACGGTTTGAATTGCGGTAGCAGGAACCAGGATTCGTTTCTTGCCCAAACTAAATTCCCGGATAAAAGAATCAAAAGCGATATCCAGCGCTTTCAAGGTGTCCAGGGCGTTGGCGAAAATAGAAATCCCCAATGGGGATTGGGGATCGAAGTTGTTGGCGATATTCGGTTTGACATAGACAAAAAGGGGCCGAGTCAAATTTTTGATTTTGATTTGCGCTTCCAGCCCGGGATAAAGTTCCTTCATTTTNGCCGGGCTTGCCTTTACCCCCAGTTCTGACGGCTTGTCAGATTCAAACAATTCATTGGTGATAAGATAAATTCTTTCTCCATCTTGATTAGTCGTCCATCGGTGACTTTCAATCAGGGTGTAATATTTGTTCCCTTGCCTGGTTTGACTGATGAAGGCCCCCTCTTGGATTTTCCCGTCTTGATGGCTGATCGGGAGGAAGCAATCAGCGGTTGTAAAGCTGATTTTCAATTCATATCCATTCCCCGACAAAGGCTGGGCGTAAGCTTTCATCACCATACCGCCCATAGCGTAATTGTACTCCAGAAAGTCCTGGAAGCGTTTATAGAAGCTGTTCCGCTTGAAAACCCGTTCAATTTCCGTAGCCAACGCTTCATCCGAAATGTTAATCCGGCATTTCTCGTTAAAGACGAGTCGCGCCATCTCTTCGCTGACCACTTTCGGCATCCTCAGCGAATGTCGTTTCCGGGCTTTCTTCCCCTGTACGGTGTGATATTCGATCCTATGCCAGGGTTCGTAATAACCCCGGTATAGATCCTGCCACATGGCCACCCGCTGGTAATGCTCTTCATCCGCCGCAATATCCTTGTATTCGGTTATCTCNTTCAACCCTTTAATGAGGCCCATTTTGTACATCCACCGCCTCACTGCATCTACTAATTTTCGAAACATGGCGTCACACCGCCTTACATTTTCAAGCCCAGTTTCTGGCGATTATCCTGCACATAATATTGGAACGCATCGCAAGTATGATCATCTTCTTTGACCACTTCCGGGTTGTCTCGCTGTAGCGTGTCCGGGTTCCACTGGTATTTTCTGTGCTCTTCGTAAAAGATTTGATTCTCCGGTTTCCGGAGCATAAAAAAACGTCCCTGGGCCAGTAAGTCCTGGACGTTTTCAATCATGTTGATTTTCTTCAATTTGGTTACTGGGTGTAGGGCTATTCCCCGGTCTTTAAAGAATTGATTCCGGAGCGCCCCTTCAGCGCTATCAATCGTCCACCTATCAATTGGCCTGTCGTATTTTTGGCTGACTCGTTGGGCAAACTCCCATAAATCCCGGCTGAAATCCGACGGGGCCTTTTTGTGGATTCGGTTTTTCGGCGAATAATAATAAGTGTCCAACAGGATGACGTTTCCTTTCTTCGTCAAGCCAAACGCCAGGAAAGTGGTGGCTGATGTCTGATACCCCGAATCAATCGAAATATCAATTATTAACACTTCGTCATCCTCCGGGATTTCGTCAATCCACTTGAACAAATTGATATTGTAAACCAAATCCCCCAGTCCGATGATTTCCCCTAAGTACATCCACCGCCAATAGTCCGGATCGGTTTCTTTGTACTTCTCGATTTTCCGGAGCAATTGGCCGGACAGAAAACCCTTCTTGTCTTCTAGATAAGTGCTGTGATGGAGAAAATAATCCGGGTCCCCTTCTTTACTGGCCTTCCATTCATTCACCCAAGAATATGGATTCCTGGGCGGGTTATACGAATAATAAACCCTGACTTGCTTCCCNTTCCCAATATCAGCCCGAATGAAGGTNTCTTCCACTATGTCAATATCTTCAACCCCTGCAAACTCNGCCAATTCTTCNAACCAAAGGGCCATCACATAACCCTTGGCAATCTTGGCCGACTTCAATTTCTGGGGATCATCCACACCGAAAAAGTAAAAGGCTGTATCGGTAGCCTTGTGAATGATTTTCAGCGGGGATTTCCGAAACAAAAATTCATCCTGCGCATTCAGCATATAGATGGCCCATTTGATTTGTTCGTATACACTGTTCGAAAGGTATTTGCCTACTTTTCGGAGACAGATGACATTCCCTTGATCATCATTTAGAAAATCCGTTACCAGTTTCAGGCTGATAACAGATGATTTCATAGACGAACGGCCACCCGATAAAACCACATGGGGTTTTTTCGTCCGCCAAACGGGATAAAAATTTGGGTTGATTAAATCAGTGATCCGTACCACTTGGGTTTCCATCATCATCAACCTCAGGAACGTCATCCACAATAATTACCCTACTGGTTTGCGGTTGCTCGATCTCCTGACGTTTCAACTCCAACTCTTGCCGCTTCAACTCCAATTCTTGGGCCTTCAACATCTTATCATGGAGCGTGCCAATCAGTATGGCCGAATCCCGGGCTGATGTTCTTTTGATTACTTTTGGGTCCTGGACATGCTCCATATACAGATGGATGGTACGCCATGCTTCTTCAATCCACTGCTCTTTTTTTTGCGTCCTTAGTTTTGCCACCTCGTCGTTTTGTTCGTCCACAACCCTCTTTACAGTATTCGGCGAAACCCCAAATTTTCGGGCAGTTTCTCTCATGTTGCCGCACTGGGCGTAATAGGCCCGGATGTGCTCTCTTGTCCGATCATCTAATTTTTTTCCTCTTTGCGCCATTACATCTACACCGCCTCCCCTTATACTGTAGGAGNAGGCCCTTTCTGAGATAATTAAAAAGGCCGGGAAACCCCGGCCCCAGCCATGGAGGGAAACGAGTGAGGAGACGCCCAACAAGAGAACAGCAAAGCCAACAAAACGTGCCTACATATTGAGAGATTTTTTTCTTCAATANGGGCTTTGCCATTCCCTCACTCCCATCATATCACGTTTTGTCATGAAGAAAGTATGTTCCTGGTATGTTTCCTGGTCCTGGCNCTCAATTGTTTGATCCNTATATAGCTGTATCCCAATTCTGCGGCAATTTCTGCCAGCGTCATTCCCTTAACATCCCGGAGATAAGCGATTTTCCCTTCCAGTCCTTCAAATTCGCTCATCCGGGATTCAATTTCTTTTCGGGCTTTCTCTTTGTTTTCCAACAGGGTACTATAT